GAATACAGCGTTACCTGCCTTGTCCACATAGAAAGCCCCTTGCTCTGTAAACTCTGCTGTCTGAATGGCTGTAAGGCCTGTGCGTGTCGTTGCTGGATCAGCTACACATAATGTGTTACCTGTCTGGATTGATCTCTGGCTTGCAGGCCATCCAATAGTGTTGAGGATCTTGTCAATGCGTGTGCCTGTGTCTTGCCCAGCCGCTTGGCCTGTAACTGTAGTGACATTGGAGTTGAACAGCAGCTTAAATCCATCTGAACAGATTAGATCGACATAGCCAATCTCCTGATCTTTAGGGTAGGTGTAGTGATACTCAGTAATGTAACCCTTGAAGATTGGATAGGTAGTACCGCTATAAGCTGCTGAAATCTGAATAGAGCGTAAAGGCACAAGATTAGGGTAGTAGGGGCTTGAAGTATTCTGAGGGTTCCAGTCACCATTCTCATCAATGATGCGAACTGTGGCTGTGCCTGAGAGATACTTATCCTGAAATAGGTTGCGTTCTTTGCGAGTATCTATCTTAGAAACTTGATTAGATACATCAACAATGACTGTAGATCCAGAAGCAAACTCAGCAAAGCCCAGACGGGATGAACCCAAAACAAAGGCTTCACCGAATGAGGCTCCACCAGTTAGGTTAATTCGTACGATAGGGGTTGCTGGTAGCGCCATTAGTACGCCGTACTGTAATTAACTGGAGTACCAGAAGCCTGTTGCGCGTAGAGTCCTTGTGTAATGGCTGCAACTAGATCGCGCTCTGTTGTAACTGATCCTGTGACAGAAATGTTCACAATAGTGTCACCGTTTGGTATTGCCTGTTGGCTTAATGAGTTGTAACCGTACAATGGAGTGCTAGGAATTAAGTTCATGTCAAACTGTCCACCACCAAAACCCTGCTCAGATCTTGATGTTGTGCCAGGCACAAGCTGTTGGCTTAATGTGTTGTATTTATACAAAGGCTCTGCCATAGCCCCACCCATAGGTAATGCAGTTGGTGGCTTGATGTTGGCCAATTTAGCAAGTTCTAAAGCCATCTGCTTAAGTGTTTCAAGCCATGCTGTAAATGGATTTTCAATGTCATTAAGGCTAATCATGTCACCGCGAAGGGCTGCTAACTTCTGAGCATTAGCAACCATGCTGTTAGCAAGGCGAGCCGCAGCTGTAACATTGCCTTCATTGATTGCAGCCTCTAGGTCAAGGATGTCTTTTTTAAGCCCTACGCGAGCCTTTTCTTCCTCTGTTAGTTTGCCTTGCGCGGCAGCGGCTAACTGGATACCTTCTTCATCAAATACTTTTTTGCCTTGTGCAAGGACTAACGCCGCCTTGTCTAGGATTTCTTGCTTTTTCTTTTCAGCTGCTATTTGCTTTTGAGTTGCAGCAAGTTTCTTTGCGTTAGATAGTTGCTCTGAACCTAGTTTAGTAATCTTTGTGTCAGACTTAACTTGAGCCATTTTAGACATGTGCTCATTCTTATTGTAGGCAAGGCGCTCTCGTCTTTCTTTGCCAGCCTTGCTAAAGATAATGCCTGTACCAATGTCTTCAAACAGGAAGCCTAGAGCAGAGCCTAATACTGGGATTGCTTTAACTTCTTTGATAAATAATGCGATGCCAGTAGTTGTATCAGAAATGGCTGTTGCTAACGCCTTCATGTCTGTAACTACATTAGAGATTGATCCACCATCGCTAAGCAGTTTCAATGAGTCAATAAGGCCAGTGCCAATGATCTCTGAGGCTTCTGCGGCTCCTGTAGAGAGAATGGCTAACTGGCCTGAGAATGTCTGTGCTGCTGCTGTGGCAGAGCCAGCAAAGGTATCTGCTAACTGTGTTGTAATTTCCTCAAATGACTTGCTCTTTAGATCGGCCTTGCTAAGTCCTACGCCTAGACGGGTTAGCGCTGTGTTATTACCTAGGTATGCGCGACTCAATGCTACTGTGACCGCATTAACATCTTTCCCTGTGGATGCACTTATGTCTAAAGCAAGGTTAAGTAATCTCTGGCTCTCGGCAGATGATTGTGTGGCTACCGCTAGTCTCTGATACGCAGGCCTCAAAAGGTCATCGAGGATACCGAACTCCGCTTGAAGCCTAGAGATGTACTGCTCTGTGCTTGCAACATCTCTAGCAAGGCCAACATTTTCAAGTGCTAGGGCTAATTGCTTCTGTGCTTTCTGATCATCGGCAGCAGCCTTGATAGATGTCTTTGCATAGTTTAAGACAGCAGCAGTACCAAAGGCTAAGCCAAAGTTTCTTGCTAGATTTTTGACATTCTTTGTGAGTTTGTCGGTAGCAGTTTCTGCTTGCTTAAAACCCTTTTTACCTGTGAACTCCGTTGCGATGTCAATGACTACATTTGCCATGATTAACCTCTCACCGTAGCTCGATCATTGAGCCGTCTAGCTGCGCTCTGGATTGCTTCTAATACTGCAACTCTAGCCTTGCCATTATTCTCATCGTAAGCACGATACAAAGCCCGGCCACGCATCTTGCCATCACCACGCATTACTGCGCCTGACTTAGCAACTTGATTCTTTACAAAGCGACTTTCTGGAGTCTTGCGCCCCATTGTCTCGTAGATCGCTCCAGCGGCAGTTTTGTTAAACACGCGAGCTAATGATCTGAAACCTCTGCTATTAGGCTTTGATGGTGTTGTCTTATACCCTACGCCTGACTTAACCACTCTAGGATCATAGGCTGGAAAAGTTGCCTCTGACATTTGACGAGGTAGCCATCCACTTAGAACTTGACCTCGATCTGGCAAGTAACCTTTAGCAGACTTTGTGATTGGCTTGAGAGCTGCTCCTATTTCTTTAGGCAGTTTCTTAGCCAAGTCTGGAGTGAACTCTCTTAATGACTTGCGAAGATTAACGGCGCCTTTTACTGTTGCTGGCATCTTTAATCTCCTTTGCTTCATCACTTAGACCTTGCAATAATGCATCTAACATTACTTTGTCTAACTCTAATAAATGTTGTGGCGCGATCCCTAACCTTATGCTTAGCCTAGCGATAAGGTAGGTGAACGGGAGATCGCGCTTTAAGCTAAAGGGTCGGAGTCCTCGACAGAAACACTCTTTAGAGTTTCTATGAAGTCCATCCCAAATGGCTTAACAGTTTCACCCGACCTGCGTGTGACTTCCCATGCCAACCAATAAACATCGCTTTGCTTTTCCTCATCGCGGAAAGCCTTATGAAAACCCTTTTTAGCATACATCTCGAATGCGTACTCCACCGCTGGGGTGATTTCGCCTTCTAATACACTTCCATCATTACGAACGATCTTTAGTCTTGCCATGTTTAGCCCCTTTGTTTAATTGTTTAGAATGGTGCGGATGTTGATACTGCAACTGCTGAGTTAGCAGTAAATGTAATGCTTTGTGTCCCAATGTCTCCAACAGCACCATTGATGTCTGTTGTATTATTGACTAGCAAAGATACAGTATAGGTCGGGTTAGTAGCAGATACTGCTGTTCCTTTTTCTTGGATAAAAATAGCTGTAACTGTAGTTCCCCATGCAGCCTGTAGTGTTGCCAATACATTAGCTGATGCTGTGTCATTTAGGAAGTCGATAGTTACTGTTGATGACTCTAAGCCCTTTACGAACTTGTGTGATGAGTCACCCATAGCAGTTACTTCTAGTTCATCAAATACTCGGTTGATTGTTACTGCTGTTACATGGTCAGAAAGATCAACAGTGTTAATCTTCACGCCGACCTTGTTGTTTAGAAATACAGCCATGAGATTATTCCTCGTCTTTCTTAGTAGTTGCTGGCTTTGGTGATGCTGGTGTTACCTGTCCGATCTTGATCAGAAAGGCCTCGTTCTCTTTATCGTAATCGGACATTTTTAACTCCAACTTGTTAGAATTTGCAGTGACATCTCGCAGCTCAGCAGATCGCCTGATGCAGCGTTGAGAATACTAGGTGCGCTTATTGCGCTTACATTATAGGTCAAAGATGATGCAGCGAGCTTTGCAAACACGCCACAGGCTGCATCTTCTATACCGTTAAGGTTTCCTTCATTGTCAAACAATGGCACTGTAATAATAATCTTAAAGTTAGCCATAGGGCTTATTGTGATGTGTTGGTTATTGCTAGGTGTCAGATAAGGATCATCTGGAGACACGATCACAGAGTTAGCAAGAACTGTGGCAGGTGGAAAGGCAAAGGTTTGCCATTTAGTATTATCTACTAATGCTGTGGCTAATGTTGTGCGAAGGGTTGTGACTGCAACTGGCATTATCCCACCATCGATGTTGGTGCAAGTGCGTGTGCAATCAATCCTCTGACCTTAGCGAGCAGCTGTGCTGACATTCGATAAGGTGAGGGCTGGAAATCAATGGCGTTAGAACCTGAGAGTGTTGCGGTTCTTGCTTGCCAGATTTCAACAG